AACAAGGGACGAACAATGCAACGCTGCGATAAATGCGGCTGCCTAGATCTGACGCATTGCGGTTGCGGTGCGTGCGACGAAACCAGCCAGCAACTGGACGCACTGATAGGCGAGGTGGACACGCTGACCATGACGGTTTGGAAGCATGACATTTACGAGGCGGTCAACACCATTGCCAACATCGTTGAGTCAGACCTGATCGAACTGGACGCGGCGATTACTGACGTTGCGTGTGAGCTAAGCAACGCGGGCATTGAGGGTAGTCACTGTGTCGGCAAGCTCAAGGCAATCTATCGAGGCTTACGCGATCGGCTGCTGTCGGTTCGCGGCAACTTGGGGAGCAAGTCAAATGGATGAGTCATTGGACGTTATTGAAAATAAATACGAGCGGGCAGAAGAAAAGCTCTGGAACGCGTACTGGAACGCACCAAAAGGCAGCAAGCGAGCGTTGCAGGCATTGCGGAGGTATCGTCAGCGAAGAGCAACTGCCAACGTGGATATTGAGTATGTGCCGAAATCCAAACGGGGCGGTAAACGTTCTTGCGACTGGCTGCAAGTGCTCGAGGATTTTGCAAACGGTATGTCGTGCCAGTCAGTCAGCATGCGGCACGGCATCACACAACAGATGGCCAACTTAATCCGTCGCAAGCATCTGCAAGAGTGTAAGACCAAACTTGACGTCACACTCCGCGTGGACATCCGCAGCTTGAAAGGTATTGAAGCCAAGGCCGGGACAAAGTGGCGGGTTGTCGAGATGCACGAGGAACGCAAGGGCATCCGCACGGAACGTATTCTGAGACTGCGAAACGGCAAGAAGGTCCTCACAGGCATCCGTGGCGAATGTGTGGTGTTGCCATGAAAATACACACATTCCCGCAAGGCTCCGAGCAATGGGAGCAAATACGCAAGGGCAAGGCGACAGCGTCACGATTCAGCGACATTGTCACTGCCAAGCAACTCAAACTGTCGAAGTCTGCCATTAACTACGCGGCTGAGATTGTTGCCGAACGATTGGGAGTCGAGTCCACCGATTTCATGCCGACGTACTGGATGCAGTACGGCATGGAGGCGGAAGAATACGCGGTTGCCGAATTCGAGCAGACAACCGGCGTGAAAGTTCAAAGGGTAGGTTTCTGCGAGCTAACGGACTGGTGCGGGTGCTCGCCAGATGGACTGATCGGCGATGACGCACTGCTAGAGGTCAAATGCCCCAAGGCCGAAACGCTCATTAAGTACCACAACGCCGGGACCTTGCCAGACGAATATCTAATGCAGGTGCAAGGCCAGTTGTGGGTCACGGGTCGCAGTACATGCCACTTCTACGCATGGCATCCGCAGCTCGAACCGTTGCACCTGATCGTCGAACGTGACGAGCGGATTCACGATGCACTTTACAATGAGATACCGCAATTCATTCGCATGGCAAAAGAGATATTGGCAAAGGTTCAAGCAAGGCCAGTGCCGGACGGTTGGCAGTATCCTGGTGAGTCCGTCGATTTAGATTGGAGCGACTTATGAGCGTGGATCATTACGAGGCACTGTTTGACTCAACGTACTTGCGATGGATGGACATTGTGGAGCACGGGGACGTGCTGGTGACAATTATCAAGATTGAGCGAAACGTTGAACTGACCCTGAGAGGAGGAGTGAAGAAAAAGGCACCGCTCCTGCACTTCAAGGGGGCAAAGAAGCCGCTTGTCCTGAACAAAACTAACAGTGACTCCATTGCCGAGATTCACGGGGACAAGCCGAGTAATTGGATTGGCAAGCAGATCGTGCTCTATGCGACAACCACGAAGCTTAACAAAACCAAAACGGTGAACTGCATTCGAATTAAAGGACCAAGCAAATGACCACAACAACAGACCTCAGCGTAATCACCTATCCCATCGCAGCAACAGCCATCGCTGAGAAGTGCGAGCGGTACAAGGATTTGAAGATTGGCGGGCCGGACGACAAGGCCGGATATCAGATGGTGCGGTCGGCTCGACTTGACCTGAAAGCCGATCCCGACGCAAAGAACTAAAGGCTGGGGCGTTGGAATACGGACGGCAAGTTGACGGTACCGCGAAGGAACTGGTCGCACCGATCATTGAGCGTGAGCAGCAATTGCAGGCCGAAGAGGACGCACACAAAGCCGCGATTGAGGAGATCAAACGCAAGGAAGAGGATGCCAAGCGGGCCAAGTTGTATGACCGTCTGGAGAAACTGAAGGAGCAAGGTTGCGGCATTCATCCGATGATCGTTGAGGAATGGACCGACGAAGAATTTGAAAGTCAGCTTGCATCTGCCACGGAAGCCAGCCGAATTCGCAAAGAGGCTGAAGAACAGGAGCGGGCCGAACGACTGGAACGCGAACGGTTGCAACAGGAAGCGGAAGAAAAACTGCGACAACAGCAAGCGGAGATGGCAGCCAAAGAAGCGGCATTGCGGGAAGAGCAACGCAAGCTGGAAGAAGAGCGACAGGCCAGGGAACACGCAATTCGCATGGAACAGGAACGGCGTGAAGCAGCCGAGAAAGCGGCACGGGAAACCGAAGAGCGAATCAAGCGTGAACAGGCCGAAGCGGTCGAACGCGAACGGCAACGGCAACTGGAACTGGAACGCATCGCAGCACTGCGACCGGACCATGAAAAGTTGCTCGAACTGGCTGACAAGGTCGAGGCACTTGCCGGAACTGTGACCGTCAGCAAGGCGTCGATGGACCTGTTGAACAACGTCAACAAACGCATCGTCGGGTGTGCGGCAACGATTCGTCACGCGGTCAATCAGGCAATGCAGGCTGAGTGAATCGGGCGGGACACTAAGGCGGCACAGCAGAAAGGAGAGCAAGTGAGCTATCAGGACTTCATTGCGGGAAAACATCGGCGAGCGTCTGATTGCGGCATCGACATTAGCGAAGGCGAGATCAATCCGTATGCGTTTGAGTTTCAACGAGCGGTGATTAAATGGGCCTGCAAGAAAGGGCGGGCGGCGATCTTTGCGGATTGCGGGCTGGGAAAGACGCTCATGGAATTGGCATGGCTGGACGCACTAACCAAGAAGGGAGAAGTCAAACGGTCGATCATTCTTTGCCCGATTGCGGTTGCCAATCAGATCATCAACGAAGCCGATAAGTTTGGCGTCGACACTGAGATCCGCATTTGCGAGTCGTCAGCAGATGTTAGCAGCGGTATCAACGTCACCAACTACGAGAAGCTGCACAAGTTCGACCCGAGCGAATTTGGCGCGGTTGTACTAAACGAGGCCAGCGTGCTCAAGAACGCACAAGGTAAGGTTCGCAAGCAGATCACCGAAGCGTTTCGGCATACGAAGTATCGTATGTCAGAAACGGCAACACCTGCTCCGAATGACCACATGGAACTGGGGACGCAATCAGAATTTCTGGGCTGGATGCAACGTGACGTCATGCTGGCCAACTTCTTCATTCACGACGGGGGCGACACATCAAAATGGCGGTTGCGTGGGCATGCAAATCGGGAGTTTTGGGATTGGGTCGCGTCATGGGCGATGGCAATTACCAAGCCGTCTGACATTGGGTTCGCTGACGATGGCTACGATCTTCCAGAGCTAAAAATCCACGAGCACATCATCCAGTGCGAGCAAGAAGCGTCGGGGCATTTGTTTCATCCAGGGGGCAAAGTGTCAGCGACCAATGTCCACAAGGAAAAGCGACGTACCATTGAAACCAAAGCGGTTGAGGTGGCCAAACTGGTGAACGGCTCTGATGTTCCGTGGGTGATGTGGTGTGACACGAACCATGAAGACGAGGTGTTACGTCGTCACGTTCCCGATGCCGTAGTGATCCGTGGCAACGACAAAGATAAGGCGGAGAAACTGCAAGCATTCACACGTGGCGACATCAAGCGACTCATCACGAAGCCAAAGATCGGCGGCTATGGAATGAACTGGCAGCACTGCAACAACACGATCTTCTTCGCCTCGTACAAATTTGAGGACTGGTATCAGGTCATTCGTAGGTTTTGGCGATTCGGTCAGAAGTTGCCAGTCAATGCACATCTGATGATGTCAGAAGACGAGATCGGCATTGCCAACGTCTTGAAACGGAAGCAGCACGACTTCGAATGCATGGCCTCGGAAATGGCCATCAGTATGCGGAGCGGAATGTTGCAGTCGCTTGGATCACGCCAAGCCATCGCGGACTACACACCACACAAGAAAATTCAATTACCGGAGTGGATGCAATGCCAGAATGTTTGAACCAAGAGATACACGACCAGTTCACCGTCATGCACGGTGACTGCTGCGAGCTGATAAAAGACCTGCCAGACAACTCGATAGGCTACACCATCTTTAGCCCGCCGTTCGCCAGTCTGTACACATACAGTGACAGTGAACGCGACATGGGGAATTGTGCGACCGATGAAGAGTTCTGGGAGCATTTTGACTATCTAATTCCAGAGTTGCAACGTGTCACTAAGCCGGGGCGACACGTTAGTTTTCATTGCATGAACATTCCAGCCATGAAGGAGCGTGACGGCTACATTGGACTTAAAGACTTTCGGGGCGACTTAATACGTGCGTTTCAGAATCACGGGTTTATCTTTCACTCAGAGGTAGTCATCTGGAAAGATCCGCTGATTGAGGCGACACGCACGAAAGCACTGGGGTTGATGCATAAGCAGTTATGCAAAGATTCCAGCAAGTCGCGGCAAGGTATCCCGGATTACCTCGTCACGATGCGAGCGATTGGCGACAACTCTAACGAGCCAATTGCACACAGCGAAGGTGTCGACCACTGGGCCGGTAGCGATC